TACCAGCAATAGATATGTCTGAGGCAGATAAAGAAAAGCTACACGCAAAACAACAAGAAGAAGACTTACAATACGCTAGGAGTATACTTAAACAGGCTGAGGCATATAATGCTGAGGCTATTGAAGGCATATTACACATAGCTAGAAACTCAGATCAACCTCGTGCTTATGAAGTAGCAGGTGGATTAATTAAAAACTTACAAGACACAGCTAAGGACATGCTAGAAGTACAGGAAAAGCATAAGCGTATATCTGGTGTTGATCCTAAAGGTAAACAAATTACAACACAGAACAACATGTTTGTAGGTAGTACAAAAGAATTATTAAAAGCATTAAAAGGCGAACAAGCTAAAGACATTATAGAAGGCGAAGTACAAGACGATAATGGCACAACCTGAACAAGTATCATATCACGGTAATCCTAATCTTAAACCATTAGCATATCAGCATGATTTCACAGCAGAAGAAATATCTGAGTATGTCAAATGTCAGAAAGATCCTAAGTATTTTATAGAAAACTATGTCAAGATTGTTACACTAGACAAAGGATTACAACCATTTAAATTATTCGATTGTCAGAAAGGCAAAGTAGATCTCATAATGAATGAGAGAAAAGTAATTTTAATGGAAGGTAGACAGCAAGGTAAAACAGTAACAGCAGCTGCGTGTATATTACACTACACAATATTCCAAGAAGATAAAACAGTAGCTATTATGGCTAACAAAGCCTCAGCAGCTAGGGAAGTATTAAACAGATACCAAATTATGTATGAGAACTTACCTCTGTGGATGCAACAGGGTGTTAGAGTATGGAATAAGGGTGATGTAGAATTAGAGAACAATAGTAAAGTACTCTCAGCAGCTACAACAGCATCCGCTATTCGTGGTAAATCAGTTAACTGGTTGTACATTGATGAGGCAGCAATCATACCTAACAACATAGCAGACGAGTTCTTTACTTCTGTTTATCCTACTATCTCAGCTGGTGAAACAACAAAGATCCTACTTACATCTACACCACTAGGTTATAATCACTTCTGGAAGTTCTGGAATGAGGCAGAGAAAAAACAAAATGGCTTTGAACACATGTTCATACCTTACTATGAGATACCAGGAAGAGATGAGAAGTGGTTAGAGGAACAAAAAGGACTCTTAGGTGAAGTTAAATTTAACCAGGAGGTTATGTGCGAGTTCCTAGGTTCAACAAATACTTTAATTAATGCTACAACTATAGGTAGATTAAGTACAAAAGAACCAGAGTATACTAACAATGGCTTAGATATATACGAAGCTCCACAGGAAGGTAGATACTACGCAATGGCATGTGATACTGCCAGAGGTATTGGTGGAGATTATTCTGCTTTCGTAGTAGTAGACATTACAGCTATGCCATACAAGGTAGTAGCAAAGTTTAGAGATAATTCAATAGCTCCTATGCTATTCCCAGATGTAATTGGAAAGGTAGGTAGGGACTATAACAACGCATTTATTCTAGTAGAAGTAAACGATATAGGACAACAAGTAGTAGAAATATTACATCAAGAAGTAGAGTATGAGAATATTCTTACTACGGTTACTGAACAGCAAAGACAGTATGTTAGTCCAGGCTTTGGTAAAGCAACTAAATTAGGTGTCAATACTTCCAAAGCAGTTAAAAGACAAGGGTGTTTTACATTTAAATCACTACTAGAAGAACAAAAATTATTGATATTTGATGAGCATATTATACATGAGATATCAACTTTTATTGAGAAAGCTAATTCTTATCAAGCAGATGAGGGTTATCACGATGATTTAGTTATGTGCATGGTATTGTTTGGCTGGTTGTCTAGTCAAAACTTCTTTAAGGATATGACAGATGTTAATGTTAGAGAAGGGTTATACGGACAGCAAATGGGAGAAATAGAAAGTAGTCTTACTCCTTATATACGACTAGACGGACAAGAACCAGAGTTTGAAGTCATAGGAGAAGATGTTTGGCTATTAGAAGATGAATATAATCCAGCAAACTTACAACAAAAACTAAAGAATCTGATTAATAGGTAATGTAATTACACTATAAATAACCGTAATTACAAAATGTAATTTAGAACTTTTATGATGTATAAATAGTTGGATGATAATAAAACTTGTGTCATTAAATTTAACATAAGATAATATAAACCGAGGAGAAAAACATGGCATTTCAGCTATCACCAGGTGTTCTTGTAAAAGAAACAGATTTAACTAGTGTAGTCCCTTCAGTAGCAACCACAACGGGTGCTTTTGTTGGTGACTTCGCATGGGGACCTGCAGACGAGATCACAACAATTAGTTCCGAGAACGACTTAGTCGCTAGATTCGGAAAGCCTAATGACACAACAGCTAAGGATTTCCTTACAGCGGCGTCATTCTTGGCTTATGGAAACAACTTAAAAGTAGTCAGATCAGTAGATTCAACAACAGCAACTAACGCAGTACAAAGCGGTACAGCTGTTCTTATTTCTAATAGCGAAGACTATTTCAACAACCATTCTACTGGTTCAGGAACCAATGGAATGTGGGCAGCTAAATACCCAGGAGCCTTAGGCAACAGTCTAAGAGTTTCTTTTGCAGATTCTAGTAACTTTGACACCAATTCAGTAGCTTCGGCAACTGTAACAGCAGGTGGATCTGGTTACACATCAGCAACAGTAACTTTTGCAGCTCCAGGTGCAGGTATTACAGCTACAGGTACAGCAACAGTAAGTGGTGGAGCCGTAACAGCAATCACTATTACTAATCCAGGTAATGGATACGAGGCTGTTCCTGCTATAACAATCGGAGGCGACGGTTCAGGAGCAACAGCTACTGCAGTCTTAGCTACAGATTGGAATTACAAAAATGAATTTGATCAAGCACCTTTAACATCTATTGATGTATTACAGGCAGGCGGATCAAACGATCAGATGCACATTGTCGTAGTCGACGAAGACGGATTGTTCTCAGGAACAATTGGAACAGTTCTTGAAAGATTCGAGGCTGTGTCTAAAGCATCAGATTGCAGAGCATTAGAAGGTGGTTCATTATTCTACAAAGACGTAATTAACTCACAATCTAAATACATTTATTGGACAGACCATCCAGCAGGCGACTCTACATGGGGTACAGGTAAAACAGGTACTGCATATACAAGTGGATTTACAACAGCAGAAGGCTATTGTTCACTAACAGGTGGAGTTTCAGATAGTCCTGACTCAGGCGATATACAAACATCTTGGACATTGTTCTCAGATGCAGAACAGACTGATGTTTCATTACTTATTACAGGTTCTATCGGTACTACTGATCAGAAATTTGTACAAGATAACATTGCTAAAACAAGAAAAGATTGTATTTCATTCCACTCACCACAGTTTGCATCATGTGTAAACAATGCAGGTAGTGAAGAAACATCAATTACAGCAGACAAAGGTTTGTTAGCAGCTACATCTTACAGTTTTATGGATAGTAACTGGAAATATATGTATGACCGTTACAACGATGTATACCGTTGGGTACCATTAAACGGAGATACAGCAGGACTTTGTGTCGCAACAGATCTAGATAGAGAAGCTTGGTACTCACCAGCAGGTTTTAACCGTGGACAAATTAGAAACGCAGTTAAATTAGCTTGGAGTCCTAACAAAACTAATAGAGACAACTTATATAAAATTGGTGTAAACCCAGTTATTAATTCACCAGGAAATGGAATTATATTGTTTGGAGACAAAACATTACTTTCACAACCTAGTGCTTTTGATAGAATTAATGTAAGAAGATTGTTTATTGTTTTAGAAAAAGCAATTGCAACCTCAGCTAAGTATCAATTGTTTGAATTCAATGATTCGTTTACTAGGAACCAGTTTGTAAACATTGTTAAACCTTTCTTAAGAAATGTTCAAGGCGGAAGAGGCATACACGACTTTAAAGTAGTGTGTGATGAGAGTAATAATACAGGACAGGTTGTTGATAGCAATCAGTTCGTAGCTGATATCTTTATCAAACCTACTAGAAGTATTAACTTTATAACCCTCAACTTTGTAGCAACAAGAACAGGCGTTGAGTTCGAAGAAGTCGGCGCGTAACTTATAAATATTAGACTAAGGAGAAACAAATGTCAATATCAAACTTTAAACAACAACTAGCTGGAGGCGGTGCTCGTCCCAATCAGTTTGAGATTCTTTTTGCTTGGCCATCAGTAGTAACCAGCGTACCAACACCAGATGCTAGATTGCTAGTAAGTGGAGCGGCTATACCAGCTTCTACTGTTAACCCAGTAATTACTCAATACAGAGGCAGGGAAGTAAAAATGGCAGGTGAAAGGATTTTTGATCCTTTTACAATAACCATTATTAATGATACTAAACAATCATTAAGAACTGCGATGGAAGAGTGGATGGAAAAAATTAATAACAAGGCAACTAATGCCGGTGAAGTCCAACCTTCAGAGTACTACGGAGAGATTACAGTTAATCATTTAGATAGAAATGGAAGTACAATTACCAAAGGAACTTATGTTCTTGAGGATGCTTTCCCAATTAATATGTCAGAAGTAGCATTACAATATGCACAGAACGATATTATTGAGGAATTTACAGTTACATTCCAATATCAACATTACAATAATTTCTAAGGTAGTCCCAATAATGGGAACCGAGAACAGGATATAAAATTATGGATTTATTTGGATTTGAAATTAAGCGGAAGGATAACGCAGCAAACGAGAAATCGTTTGTTGCTCCTTCAGATGACGGCTCAATAGAGTCGATTCGAGCGGGTGGGTACTATGGTACCTATATGGACCTTGAAGGTGTAGCCCAAACAGAATCAGAATTGATTAAAAGGTATCGAGACATCGCTGGTATGGCGGATGTAGATACAGCAGTAGAGGACATTATAAATGAGTCTATTGCACAGTTAGAAAATGAGAGCCCCGTCGAACTTAACTTAGACGATGTAGATTTATCTTCATCCGTCAGAAAATCAATCCAGAAAGAATTTGAATTAATTAAAAACATGCTGGACTTTAAAGATAGAGCCCAGGATTATTATAGAAGATGGTATATCGACGGTAAAATCTTTTTCCATAAAGTAATTGATATGGAAAACCCTAAACAGGGTATTAAAGATATTAGATATATCGATCCTAGAAAAATTAGGAAAGTGCGTGAAGTCAAGAAGGAAAAGAATCCTTCAGGCGTTATGTTTGTTACTAAGGTAGATGAGTTTTTTATCTATAATGATAAAGGAGTTACTACTAAACCAGGTGCATATGTAGCACCTGAAAATCAGCAAGGGCTGAAGATAACAAAAGACGCTATAGCATACGCACCAAGTGGTTTGGTAGATCATGATAAGAATATAGCATTATCATATTTACATAAGGCAATTAGGCCAGCAAACCAATTAAGAATGATGGAGAACGCAGTAGTAATTTATCGTATTACAAGAGCTCCAGAAAGAAGAATATTTTATGTAGATGTTGGTAACTTGCCGAAGATGAAGGCAGAACAATATCTAAAAGACATCATGGATCGTTATAGAAACAAGTTAGTATATGATGCTAACACAGGTGAGATCCGAGATGATAAGAAGTTCATGTCTATGTTGGAAGACTTTTGGTTACCCAGAAGAGAAGGCGGAACAGGTACAAGTATTGATACATTGCCAGCAGGTCAAAACCTAGGGCAGATAGAAGATGTAGAATACTTTCAAAGGAAGTTATATCAAGCTTTGAATATACCTGTATCGAGATTAGAACAACAGGCTGGACTTAATTTTGGTAGAGCAGCTGAGATAAATCGAGACGAGATGAAGTTTACAAAATTCATCATCAAGTTAAGAAGAAAGTTCTCGGTAATGTTAAGCGATCTTTTGAAGACGCAGCTCTTACTAAAAGGTGTTTTAACTGAAGACGATTGGCAAGGTATTAAAGACGATATAGAATTTGAATTTGCCACAGATGCTTACTACACAGAGTCTAAGGAACAAGAAATTCTTAGAAGTAGAGTAGAAGTGTTAAATGGTCTTGCAGCTTATATAGGAACATTTTTCAGTAAGCGTTACATACAGAAGAATGTGTTAATGTTAACAGATGAGGAGATTGATACAATAGAAACTGAGATTATGGCAGAGCCACAATACAGTAGACAATATCAATGGAGTCCTCTCCAACAGGTACAGGGAGATCAACCAGCACCTGAAGGTAATATAAGTAATGAGGTACCAGGCGAAGGACAACCAGAGCCAGGTCCAGACCAATAGGAGTATAAATAATGGCAGATAAAGCAATTTCAGATATGTTAGACAATATGATAGCCAATAAAGGCGCAGAAGTCCAACAGAACTTTAATGATATAATGCAAGCACGAACAGGTGAAGCTTTAGATACATTAAGGCAGGAGAAGGCACAAGATGTTTTTAACAAACATGTGGTTGATCCTAACATGGAACCACAAGGTGTTAGTTTAGATGACGCACTTGTGGATATAGACCAATCAACAGGCATGCCTGTAGCAGGAGAAACAAATGGCGAAGACATTTAAAGATTTTAGAAACGGGACACTTACCGAAAGTCCTGTTGACGGTGTAGCTAAAGGCTCACTGGATGGAGATAAACATTTATGTGCATCAAAAATTATGCACAAAGAATGGAACGAAGGTACACCTATTATAGGTGAACATGCAGAACCAGTAGACGGAACAGTCTCATGGTATAAAGTAATGTTTGAACACGGTATAGAAACAGTTGAAGTGAATGATCCTAATGTGGAAATTCTTGAAGAAGGCCCACACATGAACCACAAGAAAAAATCATATTAATCTAATTTAAAGGAAATCACATGGCAGTCACAGTAAATAACTTAAAACTCACCCAAGTCCAGGGTGTAGTATCTGTTAGGGGGACTGGCGCAACAGGAACTATTGCTTTAGCTACAACACTAAAGAAATCTACTGAAACACAAAGCTCCCCAGCAGTGAATATAAAAGGACTTCATTGGACCTTATCTAGCGGGGCTAGTGCTAAGGTTCAACGCAACTCCGTCGTACTCTACGAACTTATGGAAAGTGGTAACACGGAATTTTACGGGTTTGCAGACAATTCAGAAAACACATCAGATATAGAAGTAGTTATAGCCGGCGGAGCTGGCGGAACTGTTATAGTAGATTGTGCTAAAGTTTCTGGATATGGCTCACAACAACACCAAGACGCACCACTAGACACTAACGACGCAGGTAATGTCTATGATGGCGGAAGTCTAGGTTAAACGGAGAAGTAAATGAGACTTATTAAAGAATTTAACGAGAGTATTAATTACCTCACAGAAGAGAGTAAAGATCCTAATAAACCTAATGTGTTTATTGAAGGAGTTTTCTTACAATCTGATTTAAAGAACAAAAATGGCAGAGTTTATCCTAGAGAAATCATGCAAAGAGAAGTAAACAGATATGTAGAAGAGTCTGTTAAAACTAAAAGAGCTTACGGAGAGTTAGGACACCCAGAAGGTCCTACTGTAAACTTAGATAGAGTATCTCATATGATTACATCTCTAAAAGAAGACGGTACCAATTGGATTGGTCGTGCCAAAGTAATGGATACGCCAATGGGGCGTATCGTAAAAGAACTTATTAGCGAAGGCGCTCAACTTGGAGTAAGCTCAAGAGGATTGGGCTCTTTAAAAGAGAGAAATGGCATTAATGAAGTACAAGATGACTTCATGCTTGCCACAGCAGCAGATATTGTTGCAGATCCTAGCGCTCCAGACGCTTTTGTATCCGGTATTATGGAAGGAAGGGAATGGGTTTTTGTTAATGGTAAGTGGACAGAACAAGATATTGAGGAAAGTCAAGCAATAATTAACGGAGCTAATCAGAGAGATCTAGAAGAAGCTAAAATTGCAGTTTTCAGTAATTTTCTTAATAAACTGTCTAAAATATAATAGAAATCTGTATAAATATAAATAGTTTATTAGATTATATTAAAATTAAATAATCCTAAGAGGAGAGTAACATGGGAGTAGAATCCAAAATCAGAGAACTTCTAGAAGGCAAGTTGCAAGACGACGCTGTAGAAGTACTTGACGAACTAGCGGCTAATCGTCCACTAGATAAGTCAAGCAATGGCGATGCTAAACCACCCCTACAAGGTAACTCTAATCCAAACCCAGAACAGCAAGACCTAAGTGGTTCAAGCAACCCTGAAGGCGGATTAACAAGCCCAGTAGGAAAGGAAGCGTCAGCAAAAGCTGGTAGTGCCCCTAGACCTTCAAACTCAGGTGCTGGTAAAGCGCCAAACTATAACGACGGTGAGGCAACTCAAAGCGTTGTAGCACAATCATCATCTAAAGGTAATGTACATCAAGAAGAAGTCGAAGAGACTGAAGACGAAGTACTAGAAGAAACACCAGTTTCTGAAACCGAAGAAGAAATTGTTGAGGAAGAAGTAGTCGAAGGCGAAGAAGTGGAATATGTTGAAGAAGGCGAAGAGGAAGTTATTGCTGAGGAAGAAGAGTCCGAAGTAGAAGCATCTGAAGACGAATCAACAGAAGAAACTTTATTCGAAGAGGACATTGCTAACTTGTTTGCGGACGAGGAGCATCTTTCAGAAGAATTTAAAACACAAGCAGCTTCATTATTTGAAGCAGTGGTTGTGTCGCGAGTCAATGAACAAGTACAGTCTATTGAAGACGAGCTTGTTGAGGAAGCCAATAAGGCTTTTGACGAAGCGAAGGAAAAGCTAGTTGAAAACATCGACAAGTATCTGTCTTATTGTACAGAGCAGTGGATGTCAGAAAACGAGCTTGCTGTGGAAAACGGTTTACGCAACGAAATTACTGAAAGCTTTATTAAAGGCTTACAGTCAGTCTTCACAGAACATTATATTGATGTTCCAGAAGATAAATTCGATGTGTTAACTTCTCAAGCAGCAGAAATTGATGAGTTAAAATCTAAGTTAGACGAAGAGATTAACAAGTCAGTTGCAATCAGCGAAGAAAGAGAACAACTACAAAAGGAAAGAATTTTTCGTTCCGTGGTTGACGATCTAGCTGAAACTGAAGTAGAGAAATTTGCAGGTTTAGTTGAAGGTATTTCATACGACAGCGAAGACAAGTATGTTTCAAAACTTAATGTTATCAAGGAAAATTACTTTCCAAAAGCGAAAGCTGATGATAGTGATAAGCTAGAAGATAGCGTTGATCAGGGAACTTTAACAGACAATAGTGTAATGAGTAGATATGTCGAAGGCATTTCTCAAGCAGCTAAGTTTGATAAGGTTAAATAATAATTTTTTATAAATAGTATAGTTATAAAACATAACAAACAAAGTAAAACAAGGAGAAACTGATGTATCTTTCAGAAGAACTACAGAAAAAGTGGAGCCCAGTTTT